GCCAAGGAAACGCCACTGCCAATTGATTGTCTCCAGCATTTGCCCTAAGTGTTGGGGTAAGACCATCTTTAGCATCGCCATGACCAAGCCTCTTCATCTTGCCTGGCTCAAAGGCAATCGGCTGCGCCACTAAAGTCTGAGCGTTTTGTGACTGTTCTCTAAATTCACCAACCGCATTGTGTGTATCTAAACAAGTAGCCACTTGAACTTTATTAACATGAAGTCCACGATTAGAACCTCCTGACAATGTGTATGCCATTGGCTGCGCCACCGCATGGCTATGCCCCTTGGTCAATGTGTAACTAGGTGCGCCAGGTACAAAGTCACCCATGCTGTGCTTGTCGCCTCTGCCAATGTGGTTCATCGTGTCAATGGGGATTGCTTGCGCCACCCCATGCACACCCGTGGCATTCAGCGTGTACATCGGGCCGCCCTCAGTAAACCCATCATGGTTGCCGCCGTTCTCAGGCTTGCGTCCTATGGTGTTTTCTGCGAGGGCAATCGGCTGCGCTATAAATGTTTCACTTCCACCGCCTGCAACACCGCCACTTGCTTTTGTTGTTCCTGCAATGTCATCTTCTTTGTACTGAGCAAGACTACTTTCATAAAACGCTTTTGTTGGTACAAACATTGGGCAATCAGCATTGATATGTTGGTTCTCCAAGCCCATCTTTTTCCCAAAAGACGCATTCAAGGTGCTGCTAATCTCAGCTGGCCAACTTACACACTCTTCGTGGTTGTTACGACTGACTCCAGTGCGTGCTGTAATTGTTGCGGAAGCACCTTGCCCCTTTTCTCTGCTCGGCGCAGGATACCCGCACATGCTGTGGCGCTCAAAAAGAACCGCTGCGGCAGGTCGCCAGTTTCCAGCGTATCCGACAACGAACACACGGCGGCGGCGTTGGGCCACTCCGAAGTACTGAGCGTCAAGAACTCTGTATGCGAACCCATACCCGAGTTCGCCCATCCCTCGAAGGAGGGAGGCAAAGTCGAGTCCTCCGTTAGAGGATAGGACGCCGGGGACATTCTCCCAAACCAGCCACTTGGGCCGATACTTTGCAGCAATGGCAAGGTAGGTAAGCATGAGGTTGCCACGAGGGTCATCCAATCCTTTTCTGAGTCCGGCGACTGAGAATGATTGGCAGGGAGTTCCTCCAACGAGAACATCGACATCTGAGACATTTGTCCACTCCTTAAATTTGGTCATGTCGCCCACATTGGGCGTGTTTGGGTAATGGTGAGCAAGCACCTCTGATGGAAACTTTTCTATTTCAGAGTAAGCCGCTGCTTCCCACCCAAGCGGATGCCAAGCAACAGTTGCGGCCTCAATGCCAGAGCAAACGGATAAATATCTCATCCCACCACCCGCGCATTCCAAACCTGGCGCATCTCAGTAATCAAAGGATCACCACCAGCACAAGCCTCGGCATTAGCCAGCAGTTCCGTGCTACCCCAAACGCCCTCTTGCGCTGGGTCGCCGTTTGCCATGTTCACGCCATTGATCTCATAGACAGCAGTCCACTCGTCCGGCCCGTCCTTGCGTTGCCACGGCACTAGGTCGGGGTGCAGAACATGGCTCTCGCAACCCTTGTGCTGTGCGTCCACTGGTATCACATCGTTCCACTTAGCGCAGTGCCAAGTGGAATCAGGCATTGGCGTGGCGTTGGCACAGGTGCGGCAATTGACATGCTTGGTGGTCTTGGTTTCGTGGCAGAACTTGTACGCATCGCAGAACTTGCACTGATACCAGCTTGGGTCAGTGCTGATCGGCTCTGGCATACGCTCGGCCAGTGCAATGTAGTGACCTCGACGCACCGCTTTTTCTGAGACTTCCTTGTCAAACTTCACGCGCTCGGTGTGGATGCGGTCATCGTCCTTGCAGATGGCGACATACAGCGCACGGTCAATGCCCGTGCCTTGCATATAAACTTGCATCTGGGTGAAATGTTCTGGCTTGGCTTTCTCCACGCCGTCCTTGACCAGCGCATCAAAAGACTTCTTAGAGTGCGTCTTGAACTCGGCCACATGCTTGGACTTCGGGGCTTCAGGAACGCCCTTGTCAATGATGGCGTCCAAGCTGCCGGAGACATGGCTTCCAAAGTCAACTCGGTGCTGTGCAGATACCTTACGGACATCCAAACCAATGGCACGCAAGTCGCTGATGATGGTGGCTTCTTCGTTATGCCCCCTGCGGAACAGGCGCAGAATCCGGCCAGGGAACTCAGGCTGCACCGCCCACCGGAACGACAACCAAAGCCAGCGGTCACAAACGTGGCCTAGCGTACTAGCCCCAAGGTGCGGCCTTGGCTTCTCGGACTTTGACTCGTGGTGCTTGTCAACTAAAGCCGCAATGTTATTATCTGACTCGGGAATCTTCATTGGTTCTCTCCTTGATTGATCTTGAACCCCGCACTTTTATCGGTGCGGGGCTTTTTTTTTGCTTACTTCTTCGCCCAAGGTGGTGCAGCCTTGGCAGTTGGGGCTGGTGCTGCTGTAGCGGCTGGCGCTACGCTGCCGGACACTGACTTAAAGCCCCGCACCTCGTTGCTTGCGCCATATTGCGCGTCTTGCTTGATGTCCAGCTTGATGCTGATCTGACCGCCGATTAATTGATCAGTGTCGGCAACCTTAACTAGACCAATCGCACGCATGATCTCGCCAAGTTGCTGGCGTCCAATTTCCTCGGCCTTAGGGTTGGCGTTCTTAATGTTGAGGTTGCCAAACACTACCCGACCTTGGTGGCTCGGGCCGGTGATGTCATAGCGCAACTTGATGTACTGACCATTGCCAGCTTTCGTATCTTTCAACTCGGCTTGGCTGATGGTGCATGTGTACCAACCCACGGGCAGCGGTTCAAAGTTGCCAGCGTTGCCAACTGGCAACTCGTTAACGTCAAAAGTTTCTGTGAGAAAAGCCATGATAATTATTCCTTAATGGTGATTTTGAAAGAGGGACGGCCAGGCTTGGCCGTAATTGCACCAGCCAAATGCTTGGTGATGGATTCGTCTGCTGATTTCCAGAGCGTCAGGTTTAGCTCGGGCTTCCAGCGGAACAAGGTAGCCAGATGCTCGGTCAAGCCCGACTCGGTGGCTAGCATCTGCAACTTCTCCGAGTCAACCTTGCGGTCAATGCGGCCAGAGATTTTGACCACATAGCCATCTGGCTCTGCTGTCTCCGTAGACTCAAACGCTTCAGGCAAGCGCAGTGCTTTGACAATCTGGTCTTCAATCTTGCGGCGCTCGACTACTGTGCGCTCCTCAAGAGTCTTGTAGCGCAACCAATCTGCGCTTAGGGTTTCTAGGTCGCTCATGCCTTACCCCCAATCTTGGCAATGATTGCCCCCAGATCAGGCGCTTCCCACGCTTCCAGCTTTCCAGACCTGTCCTTTGCCAACCAGAGGCCATCCGAATCGCACATCAGTGCGCGTTGCGTTACGCCCTCGGCATCACGCTCGACTCGCAGTGCCAGTACCTCATCAAAGAAGTATGGCAAGCCTTGGGTGAGGCTCTTGCCTGGCATGCCAGGGTTGTAGAGCATCTTGCCCATCTCGTCGGTGGACTTCTCCAGCTTGGCCGACATATAAACATGCTTGCCTGGCAAGTCACGAAAGGCGCGAATTAACTCTTGCATCGTGGTGTTCATCTCACCATAGGCTGCGCGGCCATCTTTGGACTTCTTCATCTCAAAGGCCAGCACCACCTCGGCAACCTCGCTGATTGAGTCCAGCGCCACAGACTGAAAGCCTGATGCTTCCTTACTGTCCTTGCACCAAGCAAATGCCTCACGCAAGTCCTCCATCGACGTAATCTCGATGTAAGGCAGATCAGCGTCTTGGATAGACAGCAAGCCACCTTCAGCACTCAGCACGATCACATTGGGCAGCGTCTTAACCAGCGTGGTCTTACCTGACCCTGCTGCCCCATAAACCAACAACTTCACTCCATTGGCGGTTAGACCACCTGTTGACTTCAGATTGATAGCCATCTTGGCTCTCCTTGTTTTTCACCCACTTCAGGAAATCTGTTCTGGGTGCGTTTGCACTGTAGCACACAATTTAAGGTAACATGCAAACATTAAAACAAATTATTTTGATGAAAGAAAAAAACCATGATGACACTTGAGCAAATCCGAGAAGCGCTTTCAGACCGAATGACTGGCAAGGTGGCCGAGGCCACTGGCGTTCACTACAACACCATCAGGCATTTGCGCGACAACCCCAACGCCAACCCTACATATAAAGTGATGCTAGCTTTGTCAACATATCTTGAGAGTCGGAAGGTGACGCATGGCTGACCTCTCAAAAGTCCTTGGTGGACCTTGGGCACCACCA